ATGAATCCGTTTAACGCCATTACTTTTGCTGCATTGTGCGGGCCTCTGGCTTGTCCTGCTGCTATGGCGCAGGAGTTCATCATCCAGCCAGCCCCTGTGATTGCTAAACCTTTTGAGTACTCTCCTTCTGTTGAGGAATTCTCACGCAAAATGGAAGAGGGTAAGGAGATCTTGCAAAAGTTAACAATTGCAGCAGATGACTACTATATCTGTTTGATTGATCTTAATAGCCAAGATGCTCGCGAGTTTGTTTCCAAAAACGGGACAGATACGACAGAGGCATGCGAAATGTTCCTGCGTGCTTTTGAAGAAGAAGTGAAGCGTACAATTGAATCGCCTCTGCCTGAATTTATCAGGTCAGAACTGAAGGTTTACTGGCGTCATATTGCTAAAGCTCGCTCATCTGTCACTCGCCTTAACAATTACATAAAGAGCATATTTAAAGAAACTGTTACTTTTAGCGGGCGCGCGGATCTTGCTGGAATTGCAGCACTAGCTAGTCACACATCAAATAAGCTAAAATCGATGCAATTTCACTAACCGATAGCGGACGACCATGCATCTAGAAGTCTCTATTAATCCAGAAACTAGAGCTGAATTTTTTGATGAAGTTTTTCTCAAATTCCCGGAGCTAGAGTCTTCTATCATTGATGATTTCAAGAGATACAAAGCAACCGGTGAGCTTCCGCATTATTTCGGTAGGGACGTTGCGTATACTCAGCCTTATGGTGCTTTTCGGGCTGGGTTGATGCATATCCATCTTTGTCTACCGCCAAACAAGTTTCCCGAGAAACTTCCACAACCGGATAGGGTCTGCAAGAAAGGTGATCCTGATAATGATGCTTGTCTTGTGTATGTCCAAGGTGAGCTTTATGAGAATAAATATTCACTCATTGCTATTATGTATCCCGATGCACATGAAAAAGCAAGAAAACATGATGTGATGAGCTATCTGGCGCGAATTGCCCAGAATTATAAAGATGAAAACTAACCCGCCGAAGCGGGTTTTTTGTGAGATTAGTTATTTATTTTCCTATTTGTTCTTACCCTCTCCCATTCAATTCTGCCTTCTTCACGCCGTTTATCTATATATTCAGCAAGATCCTGAATGTTGATGCAGCGCTTTGCTTTCTGTGATGTACCAACACGATAAGTCGGGATCGGCAACTGGCATGCATTTGCTTTCGCTTCTGCTGTGTTAGGGCTCATACCGAAATACTTTTGGCATACAGCTGACAGCTCAATGTTTGGGGTATTGAATTCAGCCATCAGTAAAAACAAGGTGTTCATAATTTTCTCCATCAAAACCGGCTGCACCCGGGAAGATCATAATTCTGTGCTGGTGGCAGGAATTAATTTCTGCCAGATAGCGGAAACATATTTTGCCTGATGACGGGCATCAGCCAGGGCGTTGTGCCGTTCGCCATCGAAAGGCATGTCCATTTTGGGGTCGAATCCGATGGCACGCCCAAGCGTAACGATCGTGCGTACATCGTGGTCATTCCAGTATGCCCACGGGCAGATTTGTCCTGCTCGCTCATAAGCTCCACGTAAAATTACGTTGTCGAAGGTGGCTCCGTTACCCCAGACTTTTAAATATTTCGTATTGTCTGCGTGCCGGTTAATGAAATGATTTAGTTCTGAGAGAGCATCGCTGATCGACAAAGTATCATCAATACAGATTGCAGCTCGTGCTTCAGGGCTTTGTTTCAACCACCACAGGATGGTATCGCCGTCAGGTGTGGCCCCTTGCTCCATAGCACTGTCCAGGCTGACAACCGTATAGAATTCTTGTCCGATGTCTCCGGTTTCTGGAGTGAAGAACACCGCGCCAATGGAAACGATCGGTGCATCCTTATTTTTCCCCATCGTCTCAAGGTCGATCATTAAGTTGTTCATCACTTCACCTCCTGCGGCGGTTCCGGTAGCGGCATCCAGTGAGTTGCTTGCTCAATACCATTACCAGGCGCAACCGTTATCTGCCCACGCCGAAAGGTGCTTCCGGTATAGCGTGCGGAGCATATTAGCGGCTCAACCAGATCACTATCGAAATTCACCGAAATAAGCACGTTCTGGCCCTTTTCAGGCATTCGATCACTACAGCTTATCCAACCATCCGGAGTTACCGGAGAGTTGCCATTTACATCGAAGTTTGGCTCTGCGTCCTGAACCAGGAGGATGTAACCATTCTTGGCAGTATCAAGTTCTAACGCCTCGGTGACGGTGCCGAAATAGCGATTACCTAAATCAGCATCACAAGTGCTTACATCAATGGAAACTTCCATGCCCTCGATTAATTCTGGCAAGTTGTAAGTTTGGCTTACAGGTTCGGCTTCCAGCGATGCCAGTGCAATACGAAGCGCCTGAATTGTGGTAGTGCTATCGTTTGGGACTATTCCATATCGCTCGAATACAGCGATATGGCCGCGTATAATCTCAGGCGTAAGCTCTTTGTAAGCATAAGCAAGAGACTCTGATGCATTATCCGGCACTACTGGCGATGGCTGTTTAGCTTCTAAATCAGCAATTCTGTCAACCACGGCATCGACAGCATCTGAAAAACTGAAACAGTTACTCCACTCAGGCCTATCCCCGGTTGCTGCAAAGTACATATCAGCTAAAGCAGACTCAGCATGGTCACGCTCATTAATTAGTTGCTCTTCGCTTTTCTCCAGTTCAGCAATGCGCTTACCCCCATCCGAGATAACACCTTCATAATATTCACGCTGCTCGTTGAGTTTTGATTTTGCTGCCTCCAGTTCGTCCAGTAGTGCAATCACATCAGGGTCACTGTCATCAACTACTGTTACGCGTGATTTTTCATAATACTCGTCGGCAAGTGTTCGACCAATTTTGAAATCTCCATCACCACCATAACTGGAGCAGGCATAAACGACATGTGCTCCAGATATACGCTGTATTGACATTTCCTCGCCACAAACAGAGCATTCAGGTACTGGCTTAGGTGAATAACGTTCCCGTAGCGCCTGATAATCAATCTTGCTCACTGGTTGCCCTCCTTCATAAAAATAATCCAGTGGGTCTTGTCACCCTTTCCTGTTCGTTGACCGATAACAGGCTTTCTGTCGGTCAGTACCAATATTTGGCGAACAGGTATTTGCGTTTCATTCCATTTAAAAATCAGAACGCCGTATGGACGCAACACACGAAAGGCTTCTTTAAATCCCTGCCGCAAATCATCACGCCAGGTGTCTTTATTCAGCCGTCCATATTTCTTTCCCATCCAGGCGTTATCACCGACACGCTCAAGATGCGGAGGGTCGAATACAACCATCGAAAAAGATGCGTCTGCAAATGGTAGTGCACGAAAATCAGCTATCAGGTCAGGACTGATAATCAGGCGCCGTCCATCACACAATGTGTGCTCTTCCTTTCTGATATCGCTAAATATCGCCCGGTCGTCCTTCTTATCGAACCAGAACATGCGACTGCCACAGCACATGTCGAGGATTGCTGCATGTCCAGTCACTGGTTGCCTCCTTTGCGAATCTGTTCCGCCCATTCTTCAAGGGATTTCTCCGCATATTCACCAGACAGGCCATCAATCGGATGCGGTTCATTAGCCAACTCTTCTTTCGCTGACAGAATCATGCGTGTAACGTCGAAAACTTCAGCCAAAGGCTTATTGATAAATCCGTGATTGAAAGCAGCAGCAAGACGGCTTGCGGTATAGTTAATACCCTCGTTGCGAGCCTCAGCACGTACTTCATCGAATTTACGCACCAGATACTCAGCATTTGTTTCATTCACTTTCAGATCTCGCGGTACACATTTCCCGCGAAGAAACCCTTCCATTTCGAAAACATTCATGCGCATGTGCGTAACTCCGATAACTCGTTAAAGCGCTCCATAAACATCCCGTAGGCATGGCTCGGAGCCAGAGGAATAACTTTGAACATTTCTGTTGCCGGGATACCTTCCAGTACTGGCCAGAAAGAGCCATCATCAAGCCCGAGATCGCGGCGTTCGGTTGCCAGCATGATGAGATCGGCATATTTCACAGGCGTGCTCATAACCGGGGGTAACCCGTATTTCTCACGGATTACGGCGTCTATTTTTTCTTCCATCCGTTTATAGTCAGGAAGAAGGCGTTTCAGTGGAGCGGGAATATCCTGGCAATACGCTTCTGTTGCATCATGCATTAACGCTTCAAAAGCAAATTCCTGCGGCACCAGCTGGCTGCAAAGCACCGCATGCTGGGCGACACTGTAGAAGTGTGAAAGATGTCCTGCAAAGCGACAGATATTTGAAAGGGAAACCGCGATATCGTTAATCACGATGTCGTCTTTATTTATCTTGTCATAATAAAAATGCTTCCCGGAAAAAGTTTTAATAAATGACATTTTGTTCTCCACTTTATATGCGCTGCACCGCGCTGAATTCGGGTAAAAGGAATCCCGCACCATCCGGCGATTATTGAGTTAATTACGTTTCCATAAATGCCCCGCAGGGGCATTTGCAGTAATGAAATCAGGCGGTGAAAGTACCAATAAAGGTTTCTACTTTGCTGTCTTTGAATTTCTCAACAAGCAGATCACGAAATTCGTTAGCCATTTCTTCCTGCACTGCTTCCAGCTGAATAATGCGCAGAACCAGTACAGGACGATCGCCAGTGATAATGCTGAGGCGTAATTTAAACGGACGTTCTTTCAGGCCTTCAACCGGAACGCATTTAAATTCAAATGCCACTGGCATAATGTCTTTGGTCTTCGCTTCGACAGATTCCATCAGGGAGCGTTTGCCGCTGAAGTCATTATCTTCAAAATCAGCGGTCTGGTTTGCTTCAATCGTGATTTTACGGACTGCCGCAGCCGCTTTGGTTGCCTGAATGGTGTCACCATTAGCATCAAAGCCCACAAGGTAGTCGGCCCAGTCTTCAATCCATTCTGCCAGTGACTTCTGGGAGTTACGCTCGCCATTAACAGACAACAGAGCAGAAAACGGTGCTGTCTTTTTCAGTTTGAGAGTGGCGGTGTTATCTGCGTGACCTGGTTCATCAATAGTACCCAGGTTAAGCACACTGACGGCTCGCATATTATCGGCATCGATAAAGCAGCGGGTGCCTTCATCTGCAAGATCTTTAGAATAACGGGTAAAGTCATCGATGCAGGCAGTGGAAAGCGCACCACGGAAACGGAAGCGATTTAAATTAAATTTTTCCAGATCATGAATGCGGAAATTCTCAGGCAATGCCACAGCATCGGCACCATGAGGTAGCCTGAGTTTAACGGACACTCCTTCCTGAAATAGAATGGCATCAGAAGGAGCTAATAATGAGCAGAAAAACCCAACGTTACTCTAAAGAGTTCAAAGCCGAAGCTGTCAGAACGGTTCTTGAAAATCAACTTTCGATCAGTGAAGGCGCTTCCCGATTATCTCTTCCTGAAGGCACTTTAGGACAATGGGTTACCGCCGCCAGAAAAGGGCTCGGTACTCCTGGTTCCCGCACGGTGGCTGAACTGGAATCTGAAATTCTGCAACTGCGTAAGGCGTTAAATGAAGCTCGCCTTGAGCGAGATATATTAAAAAAAGCAACAGCGTATTTTGCACAGGAGTCGCTGAAAAATACGCGTTAATCGAACAATGGCGACAACAATTTCCCATTGAAGCGATGTGTCAGGTATTTGGTGTATCCAGGAGCGGTTATTACAACTGGGTACAGCATGAACCCTCAGACAGAAAACAAAGTGATGAGCGGCTAAAACTGGAGATTAAGGTGGCACATATCCGCACTCGCGAAACATATGGAACCCGGCGGCTCCAGACGGAGCTGGCAGAGAATGGCATCATCGTTGGTCGTGACCGACTGGCACGTCTTCGTAAGGAGCTAAGGCTACGCTGTAAGCAGAAACGCAAGTTCAGAGCGACTACGAACTCGAACCACAATCTGCCAGTTGCGCCAAATCTGCTGAACCAGACGTTCGCTCCTACAGCACCAAATCAGGTCTGGGTGGCGGACCTGACGTATGTTGCCACACAGGAGGGATGGTTGTACCTCGCTGGCATCAAAGATGTTTATACGTGCGAAATTGTCGGCTACGCCATGGGAGAGCGCATGACAAAAGAGCTGACAGGTAAAGCCCTGTTTATGGCGCTCAGGAGCCAGCGCCCACCTGCCGGGCTAATCCACCACTCTGATCGAGGTTCACAGTACTGCGCATACGATTACCGGGTCATACAGGAGCAGTTTGGTCTGAAAACATCAATGTCGCGTAAAGGTAACTGTTACGACAACGCTCCGATGGAAAGCTTCTGGGGAACGCTGAAAAATGAGAGCCTGAGCCACTATCGTTTTAATAACCGGGATGAAGCCATCTCAGTAATACGGGAATACATTGAGATTTTCTACAATCGTCAGCGTCGTCACTCTCGTCTGGGGAATATCTCCCCGGCAGCCTTCAGGGAAAAATATCATCAGATGGCTGCTTAAAAAAAGAACAAATGGTAGTGTCCGCTATTGCCAGTACACCTCACAGATACAGCGCGTGCAGAAGGACACAAATGATGACCTGGCTGCGCTGTACATGCTGAAGGTTCAAAAAACGAAAGACGGCATTCCCTATGTGGCCGGGATTGGTGCAGGGATTGAGGATACTGATGGCCAGCCACTGAGCAACATACTGCTGCTGGCTGACCGTATCGCGATGATAAATCCGGAGAACGGCAACAGCACGCCGTTATTTGTGGCGCAGGGGAATCAGCTGTTCATGAACGACGTGTTCCTGAAGCGGCTGTTTGCGGTGAGTATCACCTCGTCCGGCAATCCCCCGACGTTTTCCCTGACGCCGGAGGGCAGGCTGACCGCAAGAAATGCTGATATCAGCGGTAACGTGAATGCGAATTCCGGGACGCTCAACAACGTCACGATTAACGAGAACTGTCGGGTTCTGGGAAAACTGTCCGCGAACCAGATTGAAGGCGATCTCGTTAAAACAGTGGGCAAAGCTTTCCCCCGGGATTCCCGTGCACCGGAGCGGTGGCCATCAGGGACCATTACCGTCAGGGTTTATGACGATCAGCCGTTTGACCGGCAAATTGTTATTCCGGCGGTGGCATTCAGCGGCGCTAAACATGAGAGAGAGCATACTGATATTTACTCCTCATGCCGTCTGATAGTGCGGAAAAACGGTGCTGAAATTTATAACCGTACCGCGCTGGATAATACGCTGATTTACAGTGGCGTTATTGATATGCCTGCCGGTCACGGTCACATGACGCTGGAGTTTTCGGTGTCAGCATGGCTGGTAAATAACTGGTATCCCACAGCAAGTATCAGCGATCTGCTGGTTGTGGTGATGAAAAAATCCACAGCAGGTATCAGTATCAGCTGAATTTTATAACCAGAACGGGCGTCAGAAATGACGCCTTTTTTTATTGCAGAAAAGCGAGAGGTAATTATGCGTAAACTTTATGCCGCCATTTTGTCCGCAGCCATTTGTCTGACCGTATCCGGTGCGCCTGCATGGGCGTCTGAGCAGCAGGCCACGCTGAGCGCGGGGTATCTTCATGCCCGGACGAACGCTCCCGGTAGCGATAATCTTAACGGGATTAACGTGAAATACCGTTATGAATTCACGGACACGCTGGGGCTGGTGACGTCATTCAGCTATGCAGGAGACAAGAATCGCCAGCTTACCCGTTACAGCGATACCCGCTGGCATGAAGATTCCGTGCGTAACCGCTGGTTCAGCGTAATGGCGGGGCCGTCTGTGCGCGTGAATGAATGGTTCAGCGCGTATGCGATGGCGGGTGTGGCTTACAGCCGTGTGTCGACTTTCTCCGGGGATTATCTTCGCGTAACTGACAACAAGGGGAAAACGCACGATGTGCTGACCGGAAGTGATGACGGTCGCCACAGCGACACCTCTCTGGCGTGGGGAGCTGGCGTGCAGTTTAACCCGACCGAATCCGTGGCCATTGATATTGCTTATGAAGGCTCCGGCAGTGGCGACTGGCGCACTGACGGCTTCATCGTGGGTGTCGGCTATAAATTCTGATTAGCCAGGTAACACAGTGTTATGACAGCCGCCGGTTCAGGCGGGCTTTTTTGTGGGGTGAATATGGCAGTAAAGATTTCAGGTGTACTGAAAGACGGCACAGGAAAACCGGTAGAGAACTGCACCATTCAACTGAAAGCCAGACGGACCAGCAGCACGGTGGTGGTGAATACGGTGGCCTCTGAAAATCCGGATGAAGCCGGTCGTTACAGCATGGACGTTGAGTACGGTCAGTACAGCGTCATTCTGTTGGTGGAGGGCTTCCCGCCGTCACATGCCGGGACCATCACCGTGTATGAAGATTCTCAACCGGGGACGCTGAATGATTTTCTCGGTGCCATGTCGGAGGATGACGTCCGGCCGGAGGCACTGCGCCGTTTTGAACTGATGGTGGAAGAGGTGGCGCGTCACGCAGAGGAGGCGAAGAAGAATGCCGGAGAGGCGGAGACGTCAGCGAGGAATGCCGGCATATCAGCCAGTCAGGCAGAAGAGGGCGCTGCAAATGCTGACACTTCAGCAGGGGAGGCATCGGAGTCAGCCCGGCAGGCGGCAGAAAGTGCAGCCGCTGCAAAGCAGTCAGAGGAAGCGTCCTCGTCCTCGGCCTCTGCGGCCGCTCAAAAAGCCAGTGAGTCATCACAAAGTGCAGCAGAAGCTGAATTGTCAAGAAAGACGGCAGAAAGTGCAGCCGGTAATGCAGCCAGGGATGCAACGACCGCAACAGAAAAAGCCCGGGAGTCAGCAGAAAGCGCACAGTCAGCGGAACAAAGCAGGATAGCGGCGGAAGAGGCCGTAAACCGAATCCCCACCGTGGTGGGGCCTCCCGGGCCAAAGGGGGAACCGGGTCCCGCGGGTCCTCAGGGGCCGAAGGGAGATAAAGGAGAGCGTGGCGACACCGGCCCGGCAGGGGCAACCGGTGAAAGGGGGCCGAGAGGAGATACTGGTCCGGCAGGCCCGCAGGGGCCGAAAGGCGACAGGGGAGAGCGGGGAGAGACCGGTCTGACGGGAGATGCAGGTCCACAGGGTCCAAAGGGAGATACCGGTGCGGCAGGCCCGGCAGGCCCACAGGGACCGAAAGGAGAAACAGGTGCGGCTGGCCCGGTGGGGGCAACCGGACCTCAGGGACCGAAGGGCGACCCGGGGGAGACACAAATCCGTTTTCGTCTGGGGCCGGCGAGCATTATTGAGACAAACAGCAATGGCTGGTTCCCGGATACAGATGGCGCACTCATCACCGGACTGACCTTTCTTGACCCCAAAGATGCCACACGGGTTCAGGGTTTTTTTCAGCATTTGCAGGTCAGATTTGGCGACGGGCCGTGGCAGGATGTCAAGGGGCTGGATGAAGTGGGCAGTGATACAGGCAGAACAGGAGAATGACATGAATATACTAAAAAAACTTATGCAGCGTCTGTGCGGTTGCGGAAAGCATGATGACCGTGAAAACGGGGAGTTACTTACAGCACAGCTGCGACTGGGGCCGGCAGACATCCTGGAGTCAGATGAGAATGGCATTATCCCGGAGCAGGACAGGGTAATCACGCAGGTGGTGATACTGGATGCGGATAAAAAGCAGATACAGTGCGTGGTAAGACCGCTGCAAATCCTGCGTGCTGACGGGACGTGGGAAAATATTGGCGGGATGAAGTAACCCGACGGATTCACAAAAACCGGAGTCCGGCTCCGGTTTTTGTTGTCATGTCATGGTGATGTTTGTTAATGAAGACTTGAGGGAATATTTATCCGTATGAAGGAATATGGTAATGCCTGGATTAATATCATATGTGTCATCGGCTTCATTCGTGAATGAGATGATGGAGCTGCGTCAGCAGGTAATGGAGGGGCAGATTGGTGGATTTCTCCTGGGAGGGGAGAGGGTTAGAGTTTCTTATATGCCAGATACAGGCCGTTTTTTAGCAGAAAGTGAAGGGCTGGGACTGGTTTATGCAGAATTATTGAATATTGGTTTTAATGATGGAGTTGATGCGCTCAGAAACAGGGTGTTAAGCGTGCTTCCTGGAATGGTGGCGCAGCGACAAGAGAACTCTTTGCAGGCCAAAATATCGGAATGTACCTTTACTGTTGATATTGAAAAACTTCACTGTCCTGGTGAGGTGCTTCAATGTCCAATTACACTGGAGCAGCCTGAAAAAGGTGTTTTTGTGAAGAATTCAGATGGTTCAGATGTATGTACTTTATTTGATGCCGCTGCATTTTCTCGTTTGACTGGTGAAGACTTACCCCACCCACTGACCCGGGAACCAATAACGGCATCAATAATTGTAAAACATGAAGAATGCATTTATGACGATACCAGAGGAAACTTCGTTATAAAGGGTAATTGAAATGAACATTACCCTTTATTTTATTTAATGAAACATCCTGCAAACTGATATGAATTACTGAATGAGGTTTTTATGCCTGTTACCACCTTAAGTATCCCAAGTATATCTCAATTATCTCCTGCAGGAGTACAGTCTTTGCAGGATGCTGCCAGACTTGAAAGTGGAATAAGAATATCCATTGGTAGTGGCCAATATTCTGTTCACTATGTCCAACTACTGGATGGATTTTCAGTTGAACCGGTGAGAGGAGGCTTACTGGATAGGCTATTGGGGCGTGAGCATCGAATGGATAGAAGGGCTGTGGCTCTGGAAAGGCAATTAAATGGAGGTGTCGATTTTTTAAGTAGTGTTAATAACTATTTTCAGAGTGTCATGGCAGAACACAGAGAAAATAAAACAGGTAATAAAATATTAATGGAAAAAATAAATTCTTGTGTATTTGGAACGGATTCTAATCACTTTTCTTGCCCGGAGTCATTTTTGACATGCCCGATAACGCTGGACAAACCTGAGAATGGAGTGTTCATGAGAAACTCACAAGGTGCTGAGATATGCTCTCTATATGATAAGGACGCGTTAGTGCAACTTGTTGAAACTGGTGGAGCTCATCCTCTGAGTCGAGAACCTATAACAGAATCAATGATTATGAGAAAAGACGAATGTCACTTTGATACAAAAAGAGAAGCTTTTTGTTGTAAGTGATAATTAATGATATAAATATAGTTTTATGTGCTTTTATTTTTTACTAAAGCAAAATTAAGTTATTAAAATGGAGGGAGAGGAATGCCTGTAGATTTAACGCCTTATATTTTACCTGGGGTTAGTTTTTTGTCTGACATTCCTCAAGAAACCCTGTCTGAGATACGTAATCAGACTATTCGTGGAGAAGCTCAAATAAGACTGGGTGAGTTGATGGTGTCAATACGACCTATGCAGGTAAATGGATATTTTATGGGAAGTCTTAACCAGGATGGTTTATCGAATGATAATATCCAGATTGGCCTTCAATATATAGAACATATTGAACGTACACTTAATCATGGTAGTTTGACAAGCCGTGAAGTTACAGTACTGCGTGAAATTGAGATGCTCGAAAATATGGATTTGCTTTCTAACTACCAGTTAGAGGAGTTGTTAGATAAAATTGAAGTATGTGCATTTAATGTGGAGCGTGCACAATTGCAAGTGCCAGAGAGCTTACGAACATGCCCTGTTACATTATGTGAACCAGAAGATGGGGTATTTATGAGGAATTCAATGAATTCAAATGTTTGTATGTTGTATGATAAAATGGCATTAATACATCTTGTTAAAACAAGGGCGGCTCATCCTTTGAGCAGGGAGTCAATCGCAGTTTCAATGATTGTAGGAAGAGATAATTGTGCTTTTGACCTTGACAGAGGTAACTTCGTTTTAAAAAATTAAGATAGCAATGGCGGGTTAACTTTTCGTAAAATGAAATTAATTCTCGGTACGACATGTAAAACGCGGCACCTCGTATGCAAGAACGTACTGCGGTTGGCTGGTGAACTTTCGATAGTGCTAGTATTGAATGATTTCCAGCCGTTACCGATTTACGTGTTTATTAGTGAACAAACCACTCGTCAGAAGATTCCCAGGTATCTTTCAGAGTCTCCTGAACAAATGTTTTTGCAGAATCCTTATCTGCAGTGCGTGTAACAGAAAGCCCATCATTGCTGGTGGCTTTTACGATCACTTCTACATCGTCATAACGCTTACTGATGCGCCGAGTTAATTCTTCCTTTAACGCATCCACAGCACCGTTTGGCATTTTAGTCATTTTCTCTTTGGCTATGCAGATTTCAATACGCATAAAAATCCCTCTATACTGTGTTTGTATACAGTGTTATTTTTATCTGTATAAATAAACAGTGTCAAGAGGTCTTGTTTCTGCTCTTTTGGAGTTCTTCAAAACGATTATGTAAAGATTTCGGATACAGTTCGGTATATACCTGCCATAGCACGTTTAATGAACGATGCCCTGTAACTTGAGCGACTTCCTCAATACTAAAACCAGCCTCAAATAAGCGACTTGCCCCTTCTCTACGCAAATCATGATATCGCAGATCTTTAATACCTAATTTGCTTCTTACCCTCTGAAATCCTGCGGTAACAGAAGTGCTGTTATATGGAAAAATGAATTCTGATTTTTTTGGTTGTCGCTGGACGATTGAGGTGTACTGGCAATAGCGGACACTACCATTTGTTCTTTTTTTAAGCAGCCATCTGATGATATTTTTCCCTGAAGGCTGCCGGGGAGATATTCCCCAGACGAGAGTGACGACGCTGACGATTGTAGAAAATCTCAATGTATTCCCGTATTACTGAGATGGCTTCATCCCGGTTATTAAAACGATAGTGGCTCAGGCTCTCATTTTTCAGCGTTCCCCAGAAGCTTTCCATCGGAGCGTTGTCGTAACAGTTACCTTTACGCGACATTGATGTTTTCAGACCAAACTGCTCCTGTATGACCCGGTAATCGTATGCGCAGTACTGTGAACCTCGATCAGAGTGGTGGATTAGCCCGGCAGGTGGGCGCTGGCTCCTGAGCGCCATAAACAGGGCTTTACCTGTCAGCTCTTTTGTCATGCGCTCTCCCATGGCGTAGCCGACAATTTCGCACGTATAAACATCTTTGATGCCAGCGAGGTACAACCATCCCTCCTGTGTGGCAACATACGTCAGGTCCGCCACCCAGACCTGATTTGGTGCTGTAGGAGCGAACGTCTGGTTCAGCAGATTTGGCGCAACTGGCAGATTGTGGTTCGAGTTCGTAGTCGCTCTGAACTTGCGTTTCTGCTTACAGCGTAGCCTTAGCTCCTTACGAAGACGTGCCAGTCGGTCACGACCAACGATGATGCCATTCTCTGCCAGCTCCGTCTGGAGCCGCCGGGTTCCATATGTTTCGCGAGTGCGGATATGTGCCACCTTAATCTCCAGTTTTAGCCGCTCATCACTTTGTTTTCTGTCTGAGGGTTCATGCTGTACCCAGTTGTAATAACCGCTCCTGGATACACCAAATACCTGACACATCGCTTCAATGGGAAATTGTTGTCGCCATTGTTCGATTAACGCGTATTTTTCAGCGACTCCTGTGCAAAATACGCTGTTGCTTTTTTTAATATATCTCGCTCAAGGCGAGCTTCATTTAACGCCTTACGCAGTTGCAGAATTTCAGATTCCAGTTCAGCCACCGTGCGGGAACCAGGAGTACCGAGCCCTTTTCTGGCGGCGGTAACCCATTGTCCTAAAGTGCCTTCAGGAAGAGATAATCGGGAAGCGCCTTCACTGATCGAAAGTTGATTTTCAAGAACCGTTCTGACAGCTTCGGCTTTGAACTCTTTAGAGTAACGTTGGGTTTTTCTGCTCATTATTAGCTCCTTCTGATGCCATTCTATTTCAGGAAGGAGTGTCCGTTAAACTCAGGCTACCTCAGATATCCCAGGCTTCCCCAAGCAAGGCAACTTTCATATGGTTACCTTCCTTTTTACGTGGATCTTTCCTATCTCTTACTAGTATAGATTTTTGTTCTTGGTCGAGATCTTCCCATCGTAACCGGCATACTTCTCCGATTCGCATACAGGACCACACAGAAAATTTGAGGATATCAACGAACGGAATTTTTGAGCATTTATGAGTAGATCGTTGTTGAAGGCCTTCAATGAGCATGTCAAGTTCATCAGATGCTGGTCTACGATTACGACGGTTTGATTTACCAATCAAACCGAGTTTAAGTAGATATGGACGAGCGCTTTTCGCCGGGTTTGATGTGTAATTGATTCCGTATACAGGTTTTGCCGCATCCAGAACACTGCCAAGATAACTAACATCGTGGCTGACTGTTGCTGGGCCTGCACCAGCGTTGTTTCTTAGCCTGCAATGTTCAATTACGTCATTTTCTGTCAGTTCAGATAGTTTGATCGCGGATATGTCACTATCCATAAGCAGTTCCAGCACATATCTTTTAGTACGGCCTGCTTTACCTCCGGCATTTGGGTCATTTAAATATTTGTGTAGTAAGTCACGGACTGTAAGTCCATCAACAGCATTTGATGATGGAATGCCATATAGATCTAATTCCATCACTTTCTGTGCGCCCCATGTTTTGGCATGAGCATGTTTAGGGAATGTTTTGCTTTCTCTGTAAGTGATAACACCTTTTTCTTTGATAATCACATTACAGCGATAGCGTGGTGTGCCATCGGATTTTAGTCGTTTCTCTATGTTATAGTACGCCATTACACGACCTCGTTATTTCGGGTTCCCATAAAACGTGGGAACCTGTGCGGGAACCTAACGCGAGAAAAATAGCCTGAAATGTTCAAAAATGCACGATAATCCTGAAACACAGAAAACTAATCAAACCAGCGTGATGCCTGAAAAAACTGGCGCTTACTGGAGTTCTCGGTTTAGCATTGCTCCTATGCTCGACTGGACGGACAGACATTGCCGCTATTTCTTGCGTCTGCTTTCCCGCAATACGTTGCTTTATACCGAAATGGTGACCACAGGGGCGATTATTCACGGTAAAGGTGATTATCTGGCGTACAGTGAAGAAGAACATCCGGTAGCGTTGCAACTGGGCGGTAGCGATCCGGCGGCGCTGGCGCAGTGTGCAAAGCTGGCAGAAGCGCGCGGATATGATGAGATCAACCTGAATGTCGGCTGCCCGTCTGACCGGGTGCAGAACGGCATGTTTGGTGCGTGTCTGATGGGTAATGCGCAGCTGGTTGCCGACTGCGTGAAAGCGATGCGCGATGTGGTGTCGATTCCGGTGACGGTGAAAACGCGTATTGGCATCGACGACCAGGACAGCTATGAATTTCTCTGCGATTTCATCAATACCGTTTCCGGCAAAGGCGAGTGTGAGATGTTCATCATCCACGCACGTAAAGCCTGGCTTTCGGGGTTAAGCCCGAAAGAAAACCGTGAAATCCCGCCGCTCGATTATCCGCGTGTGTATCAACTGAAGCGTGACTTTCCGCATCTGACAATGTCGATTAACGGTGGTATCAAGTCGCTGGAAGAGGCCAAAGCACACCTGCAACATATGGATGGCGTGATGGTCGGGCGCGAGGCGTATCAGAATCCGGGTATTCTGGCGGCGGTAGACCGGGAGATCTTTGGTTCCTCGGATACCGATGCCGATCCGGTGGCGGTAGTGCGCGCCATGTATCCGTACATTGAGCGTGAACTCAGCCAGGGGACGTATCTCGGCCATATTACCCGGCATATGTTGGGCTTGTTCCAGGGTATTCCTGGCGCGCGGCAGTGGCGGCGTTATTTAAGTGAAAATGCCCATAAAGCGGGTGCAGACATTAATGTGCTGGAACACGCGCTCAAACTGGTGGCGGATAAGCGTTAACTTTTCACCAAAAAGTAGTCAAATTCACCACGCCCTGCGCACCGTCGCGGGGCGTTTTGCTGTTAAATCAATAGATTATTTTTGGCATGATTCTTGTAATGCCAGCAAGAGATTTCATATTTGGGAGAGCATCATGCTGGAACTACTTTTTGTGATTGGCTTTTTTGTCATGCTGATGGTCACCGGCGTTTCGTTGCTGGGCATTATCGCCGCGCTGGTTGTGGCGACGGCCATTATGTTCCTCGGCGGTATGCTGGCATTGATGATTAAGTTGCTGCCGTGGTTACTACTGGCGATTGCGGTGGTGTGGGTTATTAAGGCGATTAAAGCACCAAAAGTGCCGAAATATCAGCGTTATGACCGCTGGCGTTACTAAGGGATTGTGCGGATGATCACAACCTAAGGTTTTATCCTTAGAACAAAATAGGAATTGATAATCAAATCTGTCACTATTGCGCCTCTAACAGATTCATCGTGCTGTACCCTACATACAGCCGAACTATAAAAAGAAAGGGCTTCCCAGGTGGAAGCCCTATTTCTTTTATGGAATCAACAGGCTGGAACCTTGCGTCGCCCGGCTTTCCAGAATCTCATGCGCACGCTGCGCATCCTTCAGCGGATATTTCTGCTGCTCGGCGACATCGACCTTAATCACACCGCTGGCAATCAAAGAGAACAGTTCATTACTGGCCTCGGTTAATTCCTCCCGCGTGGTGATATAGCCTTGCAGGGAAGGGCGTGTCACATACAACGAGCCTTTTTGATTGAGAATGCCTAAGTTCACACCGGTAACCGCACCTGATGAGTTGCCAAAACTGACCATTAAGCCGCGGCGTTGCAGGCAATCCAGCGACCGTTCCCAGGTGTCTCTGCCCACGGAATCGTACACCACGCGCACTTTCTTACCGCCGGTGATCTCTTTTAACCGCTCGACCAGATCCTCTTCACGATAGTTAATAACCTGCCACGCGCCCGCTTTTAGCGCGCTCTGCGCTTTTTGCGCGGTTCCTACGGTGCCGATAAGTTTCGCGCCCAGGGCTTTTGCCCACTGGCAGGCAATTAAGCCAACGCCGCCAGCCGCTGCGTGGAACAGGAACTGTTCATCGGGTTTAATTTCATAGGTTTTGCGCAGCAGATAATAAACCGTTAAGCCTTTCAGGAAGGATGCCGCAGCTTGCTCAAAAGAAATTGCCGCAGGCAGAATCGCCGCTTTATCCGCATTAATGTTATGCACAGAGCTGTAAGCGCCTAACGCCGACTGCGCATAGACTACACGATCGCCTGCCTTAATATGCTTTACACCACTGCCGACTTTACTCACGATGCCTGCCGCTTCGGTACCTAATCCGCTGGGTAGTGATGGCGGCGGGTAAAGGCCGCTGCGGATATACGTGTCGATAAAATTGATGCCGATGGCTTTATTTTCGACCTGGATTTCATTCTCTGCCGGATCGGCAGGAGTGAACTCTACGGCTTGAAGTACTTCCGGGCCACCGTGCTTGTGAAATTCAATTCGTGTTGCCATGTGTCCTCCAGAACGTATCGTCAGGGTCTGCTTCATATGGTAAAGTTTCGACCCATTCTTTATCTCGGTAACTCCATTCACTATGGCAGGAAATAAACCCTTCAACAAACAGCAGGCTGAACCCCGCGAACGCGATCCACAAGTTGCCGGGCTGAAAGTGCCTCCGCACTCGATCGAAGCGGAGCAGTCGGTGTTGGGCGGTTTAATGCTGGATAACGAACGCTGGGACGATGTAGCCGAGCGTGTGGTGGCAGACGATTTTTACACCCGCCCACACTGCCATATCTTTACTGAAATGGCGCGTTTGCAGGAAAGCGGTAGTCCTATCGATCTGATTACCCTTGCGGAATCGCTGGAACGCCAGGGGCAACTCGATAGCGTCGGTGGTTTTGCTTATCTGGCAGAGCTGTCAAAAAATACGCCAAGTGCGGCGAACATCAGTGCCTATGCGGACATCGTGCGTGAACGTGCCGTTGTCCGTGAGATGATTTCGGTTGCGAATGAGATTGCTGAAGCCGGTTTTGATCCGCAGGGGCGTACCAGCGAAGATCTGCTGGACCTTGCTGAATCCCGCGTCTTTAAAATTGCCGAAAGTCGTGCAAACAAAGACGAAGGGCCGAAGAACATCGCCGATGTGCTCGACGCAACCGTGGCGCGTATTGAGCAGTTGTTTCAGCAGCCACACGATGGCGTTACCGGAGTAAACACCGGTTATGACGATCTCAACAAAAAAACCGCTGGCTTGCAGCCGTCGGATTTGATCATCGTCGCCGCGCGTCCGTCGATGGGTAAAACAACATTTGCGATGAACCTCGTCGAAAACGCGGCGATGTTGCAGGATAAACCAGTACTTATCTTCTCGCTGGAGATGCCTTCAGAACAGATTATGATGCGTTCTCTGGCGTCGCTGTCGCGCGTTGACCAGACTAAAATCCGTACCGGGCAGCTCGATGATGAAGACTGGGCGCGCATTTCCGGCACCATGGGTATTTTGCTCGAAAAACGCAATATCTATATCGATGACTCCTCCGGCCTGACGCCAACGGAAGTGCGTTCCCGCGCACGCCGTATTGCCCGTGAACACGGCGGCATCGGGCTTATCATGATCGACTACCTGCAACTGATGCGCGTACCGGCGCTTTCCGATAACCGTACGCTGGAAATTGCAGAAATCTCTCGCTCGCTGAAAGCACTGGCGAAAGAACTGAACGTGCCGGTGGTGGCGCTGTCCCAGTTGAACCGTTCTCTGGAACAACGTGCCGACAAACGCCCGGTCAACTCCGACCTGCGTGAATCTGGCTCTATCGAGCAGGATGCGGACTTGATCATGTTTATCTATCGTGATGAGGTGTATCACGAAAACAGTGATTTAAAAGGCATCGCGGAAATTATTATCGGTAAACAACGTAACGGCCCAATCGGGACGGTACGCCTGACCTTTAACGGTCAATGGTCGCGCTTCGACAACTATGCGGGGCCGCAGTACGACGACGAATAA